ACCCTAGCATTCTGGAGTTCCAGTTTGCCAAGGTTAATAGAAGATAGATAATTAATAGCCATATCTCGTTAGTTAAAGTATGCCTTGCCACTAAAGGCTCCGACAAAAGTTAATCGCACAGTGCTTGTTGATAAATATTCAACCTCTCCAATTACCACTGTATCTGCTGAATCAACAACAGTTACCGATGGTTTTTTCCCAAGATTGTGAGTTACTTCCCAAACTGATTCAGGAGTAGATTGAGTATATACAAAATGAGAGTCTCCCTTGCCGGAAATAATTCCAGCAATAGATACGTTGCTAGTTGGTTGCGACACGACAGAAAGGCCACCGACGGTTTTATTTACTACGTCTAGTGATACCTGGTCACCGTTAACTATGGAGATGGTGCTCATATCGCTACGTCCTCGTTTATTTTAAAAATACCATAAATCCAGGTTCGAACGACATTACCAAACTTGCTTTGCAAGTCGTATACATAAACGCCAGAATCTTTTGTTTCCATAGCGTCGTACTGACAAGTAATTGTCAAAACGTTTTCAGGGTCCACATCGAAAACAAACTCACCTGTGCTGATTACATCTCCTACAGACGTATCTGTTTCCTTTACGGCCATACGGAATGCGTGAGATGAAACATCCATTGCGTCCCCATTTGCCTCCGTGAAGGTTAGGGAAACGGTAAACGTATCTCCCTTTCGACAGGTGATGTCTACTCGCTTGGCGATATCAAGGTTTACGGAGCTGTTTGCCATAGTGCAAATTTATTAAAATTATCGGAATAAATTGCCTAAGTCCTCCGATTCATCTTGAATTTCTCCGCGAACACCCTGGCGTTGAGAAATCAATTTACTCTGGTCTGCTGTCTGCTTTTTAATGCGGTCATCCTTTCGGTCTTCCTGCATATTATTTAGCTCTTTTTTCATATTTGCAGAAACCTGAGCTGCAGCCTTAGCGTTCTCCCCTTTGATGCTTTCTAGTTGCGCCTTTAGCTGGTATTCAAGTTGTATTTTTTGCATCTCCAGCTGCATTAGCTGAGATTCTACCTGAAGCCTAGACTGAGCCTTCACCTGTTCGATTTGAGAATCTGCTTGCATCTTCGCTTGAGCAGCGGAGGTCTGTGCGTCAATTTGATTCTGAATGTTCTGCTGAGCCTCCTGTTGGCGGCGCTTAATTCGTCTAGAGCGACGTACAATCAACAACCTTTCAGCCTGGTCAATGTCTCGCAATTTACGAATTGCAATTGCATCCTCTAGGTCAATCTCGCCTTGGGCTAGAGATTGCTGAATGTTTTGCTCTAAATACATTTTATCGGTGTCGTCCATTTCTGTTTGAACAACAACACCAAAGTTGTACATAGGAAGCTTCTCAAACTCCTTAATCGTATTCATAGACTCCTTGCCTATTGCCTTTGTGTAGGTCTTATAAAGAACAGAGTCTTTGGGCAGTATTTGAACGCATTTAATGATGTCCTCACAAACCTTTTTATAAAGGACCATAGAGGAGTGCGTAATGTCGTATATGGCGTTATTGGCGGCCGCTAAAGCCTGCTCCCGAACTCCAACAAGCGCCTCACCCTTGGGGGTTGAGCCATCCATAACCTCATTGATTCCTGTTGCATCTCTAATCATACCTAAGTAATGATTATAAAGTGTGACAAGCTCGTTGATGTTTCGAATGGTATTGTTTATCTCTCGAATTGGAGGATTTTGAAATCCGCCCTCTGGGTTCTTTGAGCGGTAATACATAACTCCAGTCTGCTCGTAGATATCTTGAATGTCAAGTGGAGACAACTCCCCACCGTTGCCCAAGGATACGTTAGAAAGACCCTCAATGTCAATCATAATTCCGTCAGGCTTTGCTTTAGCAATTGCCTGCTGAATCTTCAGGTGCGTAATCTGTAATTGGTCAGCGAATCCAACGATACTGCTAACCATAGATTTAGGCATCATACGTCGGAAATTCGTGTAGACGATAGAGTATGATAGTGTTGTTCGTGATATATCGTGGATATTTCTTGGTTGATTATTCTTCTTAGAATACGAAACCAATGCGTCCGCTCCGGGGATATAAATACCTCCATACACGCACATAATATCCATATAGAATGGGTTACGGTCAAATACCGACTGGGTCGGCATCTTATATTCTTCTCCCTTATAATAAAAGCCTATGTTGCCGTACTTAGACTGCTTCTCTTCGTAAATCTGTTGGTCAAGTCCAATGAATTCAAAGTCAAGAACAGTTACTCGGAAGTCGTCATACCCGTATGAGTTTCGCCCAGAAGTTGGGTCATACCACATAGAGTTCAGCTTGCTGGAGTCATTCCCAAATTTACTTTGGTTTGATACAGCAACTTTCTTCCACTCTTCTTCCGTTAGGTTTTTTGCAATTCGCTTTAGGTCAATGATTGACATTTGACGAATTTCACCAGCGTAAACAAGGTCACGCATAGTTGGGTCCTCAGAGTATGAATGAACAATGCCAGATGGGTCAACATATCGCTCTACGATTCCGTGATTTGGGTCGTTTTCCCGTTTAACAGCCGCAACCCCGCATACGACAAGGTCCTCAACCGCACGGCGGAAAACAGAGTCGTTAAAGGAGTTCCACTCTAGGGTTAAGTTTGTTGAAATCTGTGCCGCAATCTCTGCTGCTATCTTTATGTTTGTGTCTAAGAAGATTTCCGCTTCATCGGTGGTGTCCGGCAAGCTGTCAATGTCATCCATAAGCTGAACGCCCATTTGGCGCATCTCCTTTAGGAATTGCTTATTTTCAATTGCAGCCTTGATTCGAGCCTTGCGCTCTTCTTTTTCTGTGCGAGAAATGGTGTCGATAGCGTCAACATTTGGATATGGCTTTCGGGCCAAAATCTTGTTAACTACAATCTTAACGAACTTAGGGACGATTGGAACTGGAGACCAGTCAATGTTCAAAAGTGTTCCATCGTTATTTGTTGGGTCTAGACTGCTAAGAATCTGTTTGTAGATTCGGGTGTCTTGAGTTCCTTGTGCGTAGTCACGGTTTCGTTCGAACTCACGCTGGCGCTTTTGGAAAAGACCCTGCGTGTTGTCAACCCCTCCCCACTGCCCTAGGATAGCCTTGGCGTATTTTTTGCCATAATCGCTTCCGGCCTTTACTAAGGCTGGGGCTGTTGGGTCTGGGAATGACCCTATGTTTTTTTCTGTTGACATATCTTTGTTTCTAAAGCATTTCGCGGAAGAACTCAAATGCAAAGATACGTAAATATACGTTCAATTACATAGAATCCCTAGTCCAGTATTTATGCCGTCTAAAAAATTCTTTTCCTTCGAAGTTGGACAACTTCGGCTTATCTGTTTTTACCTGTGCGGCAAGAAGGGCAAGACCGCTTGAAATTGACAAGTCATATTTGGTACGATTGTTAATCTTAAATGAAATCCAATCTTCTAGCGTTCTGTTTAAATACATATTTCCATAGGAGCCATCTTCTCGCTCCCCAACATATTTGTGTATGTAGGCCTCTATTGACTGGGCGTGAGCCTGAAGTATCTCTTGAGAGTTTGACGGTATACCCTTTGTCTTTGAAGATGATGCGGCGCCACCAAGGTGTTTTGGCCTATCTAGCAAATAGTCTATATATCCCCTTTGCTCGAAGTACCTCGCTATTCCGTACTTGTTGTTCTCTATTAGAATTGGATAGCCAAAGAACACGGCAGCCATAAGGACGTCTTCATAGAATATAGATGCAAGCGGGGGCCTCTCCGCGTACTCTGCTACAAACATATTAGATACGTCGTTCATATTGAACTTGTTGTAAAAGTGACAGGCTCCCTTCGAGCCGCGCCCATCAACCGTAGAATCAAGGTCATATGAGTCACACCCTCCAACTCCCATTTCGGAGTTACCGGGGGACCAATGTCCACTTCGGCCCTTTGCTCTACTGTTTCTCTTGTCCTGACTTTGCATCCAAGACAAATACCACCTTCCTTCGGCGTTGGGCTCCCACAGGACCTCTGTGTCCTTTACTCCGGCGGCCCAGTGGAAATTACCACGAACAACTGGAGACGGATACATCATATCGTTATAATTGACCTGCTCGTATATTTTTCCTAGGTCAAACAGGCTACCCTCAACAGAATCCCTAAAGGCTTCATCTGAAGAAAACGGAAACTGACGAATTACTTCGTTAAGTTCGTTTTTATCGCTCTTTAGTCCGTTGCGCTCATTTTCTAGGTATTGTCTGGCTCCTATGTTTACATACTCTCCATCATTGTTTAGCACAGCCTCTTCTGGGGTGTCTACGATTGGATTCCCGTACTTGTCAAAGAATCCCTCAAGTGCTTCGTATGCTGGAACAAACATACGGTATAACATAGAGCGTGTCCTTCCGTTTGAGTTTCTCTCGGATGGATTGCTATCCAGCCA